CTATCTCCCGGACTGGGTCGAAGCCATTACGGATCCGTATCTGTCCGGTGATTCGAAATGGCACCGCGTTTACCTGTGGCCGTCGCTGTCGCCCGGGTTCCTGCGATCGCTGCGACAGCATCATCCGGACCTGCTAATCGTGCTGCACACCCGGCGGATCGACGATCACGTGGCCAGCATTCGCCGCTGGAAGGATCTGGCCAAACGACTGCGCAAGGCAGAGCTGCCGTTCCTGCCGGCCGGGATGGGTGGTGGACCGGAGCTCGGCTGGTGGATCAATGGCTACTACGCGCGGGTGCGACACATGTTCGCGAGCGACCCGCGGTTCCTGGACATCCCGATCGAAGATCCGGACACGCCGGCGCGCCTCGCGGACGCGCTCGGGGTCGACCTGCCGTGGTGGGGCGTGATGAACGCCAATCCGATAAAGGAGTGAGGACGTGAGCGAACTGGATATGACCGGCTGGACGGACAAGGACTCCAAGCTGCCACGCTTCCGCGCGTTGTACGAGCAGGACGACTTCCTGACCGCCTATGCGAAGCATACGGATCTGCGTGTGCGGGACGATCCGAAGTGGGCGATCGGCCGCGGTGACGAGTGGGAGACGCACGGCAAGCTGCAGCTGAAGTTCCTGCGCGAGCTCGGGCTCAAGCCGGCGCATGCGCTGCTCGATATCGGCTGCGGCGTCGGCCGAGCGGCACGGCGCTTTGTCCCGTATCTGGAACCCGAACATTACGTCGGGACCGACATATCGCCGGCGGCGCTCCGGCACGCCGAGCAGCTTGCGGTCGAGGAGGGCTGGGCCGACCGTCAGCCGCGTTTCTTTGCCAACGCCGACCTGGCTTTGATTGAGTCGTTCGATTACCTGTGGGCGCACAGCGTGTTCACCCACCTGCCGGCAGAGCAGATTAAGACGATGCTCCGCAATGCCAGGCCGCGAACCCGGATCGCCTTCGCGTTTACCTTCAAGGAGCGCCCGCGGCCGATCCGCACCGGGCTCAAACAGTTCGGTTATCCGTTTGCATTCATTCAGTCGCTGGCCCGGGACGCCGGGTTCGATGCGGTCCGGCACTCGATGGTGTTTCCGGCGACGCAGCCGACGATTGTGTGCAGACCGTCCCCGGCATGAGCGAAACGAAGAGCGTCATCTGCTATCAGTGGAACGACGGGTTCCGGAGTTACTTGCCCGACTATGTGAACCGCCTGGCCCGTCAGGTGCGCCGCCACCTCCCGGAGCCGCACCGGTTCATCTGCGTGACGGAAGAAACCAAAGGCTTCAGCGCCGACGTCGAGGTCTTGCCGCTGCCGCCAGCGGCGCGGGCGCTGGCTCAGGTGAAGAGTCCGGAGGGCCCGCGATTCCCGTCCAGCTACCGCCGGCTGTGGACGTTTTCGGACGACGCCCGGGTACTGGGCGACCGCGTGATGATGATCGATATCGACGCCGTGGTGACCCGCGCCCTCAAGCCCCTATTCGCGCCCGACGACGACTTTGTCGGCTGGGTACCCAGTTCGATCTGGGGCTCGGCGGAAAAGCGCCGTGTCGGCGGCGGCAGTTGGTTGCTTCGGACCGGGACACGGACGGACGTCTGGGACCGATTCTCGCCTGCCGCCGCGCTACAGGCCCACCGACAGGGTTGGCGAGGTTCCGATCAGGCCTGGATCAGCCGTTGCCTGGCGGCCGACTGTGCCGTCTGGCCGCAGCACTGCGGGATCTACCAGTCGGCGGACATGCGGCGCAATGGCCAGCCGGGCGAGGCTTTCCGCAAGTTGCCGGCGGATGCGCGGATCGTGCACTTCAACGGCAACAAGAAGCCGTGGCATCTGACTCAAGTGCCCTGGATCCGGGAGCACTTCGGGACGTGATCTTCGCCGTGCTGGCGACGGGGCCCAGCATGAGTCAGGCGATCGCGGATCAGGTGCGCGGTCGCTGCCGGGCGGTGGCCGTCAATGATGCGTTTCGGTTGGCGCCCTGGGCGGACGCGCTGGTCGGCAACGACCGGCGCTGGTGGAACACGTACCCGGAGGCGCTCGCCTTCGAAGGCCGAAAGTACTGTGCCTTCCAGCTGAAAGGCTGCGAGCTGCTGAAGCCGATGCCGGCGTTCCCGGCGGGCACGAACTCCGGGCTCCAGGGCTGCCGCGTCGCGTCGATGCTGGGCGCAACGAAGATTCTGCTGCTCGGTTTCGACCTGAGCGGCAGCCATTACTTCGGACCGCACCCGAAACCGCTGAAGAACACGACGCCGGCGCGATTTAAGGAATTCATCCGGCAGTTCTCCGGCTGGAAGGGCGCGCCGATCGTCAACTGCACGCCGGGATCGGCGCTGACGCGGTTCCCGTTCTCGACGCTCGAAGAGGAGCTTAGGATCGATGGCGAACGAGTTCGAGCTACAGGGTCTTGAGCAGGCGTTGAGACGCCTGCGGCAGTTTCCGGACAAGCTGCAGAAGAAGGGGTTGAGCGCGGCTGTGCGCAAGGGCGCCAACCTTGTCGCAAAGGCGGCGCGTCAAAACGCGAAGCGGATCGACAACCCGCAGACGGCGGAGAACATCGCGCGCAACATCTCGTCGCAGTCGTCGGCCCGGCTTGGGCGGAAGAACGGCGGGATTGCGATTCGGGTTGGCGTGAAGGGCGGCGCCCGGCAGTACGGCAACACGAAAGAGAACGTCCGCAAGGGCCGGGTCGGGCAGAGCTACGCCACGCTGGGTGACAAATCGAACCCGGGTGGCGACACCTGGTACTGGCGCTTCGTCGAGCTTGGCACCTCGCGAACGCGCGCCCAGCCGTTCCTGCTGCCGGCGCTTGAGAACAACCAGGTCGCCGCGACCGCGGCCGTGGCGAATGAACTCGAGCGCCAGATCGACAAGCTGGTGGCAACCGAATTGTGAATGCGCCGGTGTTCGCCATCGCGTCGGCGGCGCCCGCGGTCACCGCGCTGCTCGGCAGCGCGCCTGTGCGCTTCTTTCTTTTCGGCGAGGCGCCGCAGGGCGTGGAGCGTCCGTACGCCGTCTGGCAGACGGTCTACGGATCCCCGGAGAACAAGCTCGCCGACACGCCCGACGACGATCGCTGGGGCGTGCAGGTTGATGTCTATGCAGACGATGCGGCCACCGCACGGGCCGCGGCCGAGGCCATTCGTAACGCGGTGGAACCGGTCGCCTATGTCGTCTCCTGGAACGGTGAATTCCGGGAGCCGGAGACGAAGCTCTATCGCTACTCGTTCACCACCGAGTTTCTGACACCACGATCCTGAAGAGGAGATCGACATGAAAGCCCAGGGCACTGAGCTCTATACCATCGACCCGGCAGACGACTCGCTACTCGTCATCGGGTGCATCACCTCGATCGACGGCATTGACGTCCAGATCGAACAGAACGAGGTCACCTGCCTGCAGGATCTCGTCCGGCGCTACGAGGCAGGCCTCGGCACGCCCGGCACGGCGAACTTTGGGATCTACACGAACCCGGGCGACGCCAGCCACATCCGGCTGCACCAGCTCAAGGTGGCCGGCACCCAGCTGCGTTGGGCGGTCGGGTTTTCCGACAACACCGGCGTCGATCCGACGGTTGCGCTGGATAGCGCGGGGGAAGGCGACTTCGTGCTGGACGACAGTCGCAGCTGGATCACCTTCGAGGGTTTCATGAACTCCTTCCCCTTCAGCTTCGCCCAGAACGAGTCGGTTCAGTCGAACATTGGTATCCAGGTTTCGGGTGAGCCGCTGCTCGTGCCGAAGACCGCCACGTGAGGTCTCTGGATGAATTCCGCGCCGTCGGCGGCTTTGTCGACGACCGACTGGTCGAGCGTGAGATCACGTTTTCGATCGACGGGGAGGGCCCGTACGAGGCGGTGGTTTTCGTTAAGAAGCTATCCATCGGCGAGCACGAACGGGTTTTTCTGCGCGAAGAGGCCGGCAAGAAGCGGAGTCGGATGGCTCACCTGATTTCAGAGTGTGTGACGCTCGGCGCGAAGGGCGAGGAGTCAATCCCGTTCGAGGATGCCTACAAGCTTCACCCGGAACTGGGACGCGCGATGATGGACGCGATCGGCGAAGTCAACAAGAGGATTCCCGACCCAAAAGCCTGACGCCGACCGACCGCCTGCTGCATGACCTCGCGCTCGCCCTCGGCGGCATGACCGTCTCTGAGCTCCGTGCCCGGATGAGCGTTGAGGAGCTAGGCAGCTGGATTGCGTACCAGAAGATCGTCGGCCCGTTGAACCCGCTGCTGCGACTCGACGCGGCGATCTCACGGGCCGTTTCACCGTTTGTCAAAGGCGACAAGCGATCGCTGATGCCGTGGCCGAAAGAGCCGGAGCATGAGGCGACCATTGAGGACTTCATGAACATTCTCAAGACTGCCAAAGTGAGCAAGGACTGACCATGGCATCCCGTTCTCTCGGTAGTCTGACGCTCGATCTCATTGCTCGCGTCGGCGGTTTCGAGAAGGGGATGGACCGTGCCGCTCGAGCGGCATCCGACCGCTCGCGCCGGATCGACCGGAGCATGCAGAAACTGAAGCGCACCGTGTTGAGTGCGTTCGCGGTGATCGGCGGCGCCGCGATCTTCCGGAACATCATCCAGTCTACCATCGAAGCCGAGAACGTCTATCGGCAACTGGAAGCGCGGGTCAAGTCCACCGGCCAGGTGGCAGGCTTCACGGCCGACGAGCTGCTCGGGCTGGCGCAGGATTTTCAGCGCGTCTCGACCTTCGGTGACGAGGCGATCGCCGCGATGCAGAGCGTGCTGCTGACCTTCACGCAGGTTCGCGGCGACGAGTTCGTCGACGCGACCGAGGCGATCCTGAACATGTCGGTTGCGCTGGGCAAGAATCTGCAGGAGTCGGCGCTGCAGGTGGGCAAGGCGCTGAACGATCCGATCCTCGGTGTCTCGGCGCTGCGCGAGGCCGGCGTGCAGCTTTCGGAACAGCAGGCCGACCTGGTCCGGAGTCTGACCAAGACCGGTGACATCGCCGGGGCCCAGCGAGTGATTCTCGCCGAGCTCGAGACCCAGTTCGGCGGCTCCGCCAGGGCCGCGGCCGACACCTTCGGCGGCGCGCTGACCCAGGTCAGGAACGCCTTCGGCGATCTGCTCGAGGCGCCCGGCGGAATGAACGATGCGAAGAGCGCGCTGCAGGACTTGGCCGATCTGCTGCAGGATCCCGGAACCATCGCGGCGGCAGGCGAACTGACGTCGGCGCTGATTCGTGGATTCAGCGCGGCGACAGCGGCCGTCATCGGGCTGAGCGCGGCCTTTCTGGAAATTGAGCCGGTCGAGTTCGAGCGGGAGATCAAACGAGCCCGCAGAGAACTCGAAGGCTTTGAGGCGATTCGCCAGAACATGGGCGGCGCGGATCAGAGCTTCTGGCCGCCCGGTCTGGTCGAGGACTTGGAGCGCGCGCAGACCGAACTCGATAGGCTGATCTTCCTGCAAGAAAAGGCACGCGGTGTCGGCGTTGGCGGGGCGCAACCACTACGCCCTGCTGGCCAGTCCGACGATCGCACACCGATCGTCACGCCACCGTCCGAGCAGTTCGTGAAGCTCCAGGAGCAGCTGCAGCAGCAGATTGCGCTGTTCGAGGAGACCGGCCAGGCGGCGCGGCTGGCGTATCAGATCGCGAGCGGCTCCCTTGAGGGTCTGACGGCCGCCGAGCAGGACCAGATCCTCGCTTTGGCCGCACAACTCGACGGCCTGACCGAATCGGCTGAGGCGATGCGCGCACTCGAGGCGGAAGCGACGAAGCTGGCCCAGGCCTTCGACAGCCAGGTCACCGCCTATGAGCGTCAGATCGAGATGACGGGTGAGCTGACCGAGCTCGAGAAAATCCGCTACGAGATTGCGAGCGGCGGCCTGGCCGGTCTCACGGAGACCCAGCAGGCTGAGCTCGAGACGCTGGCCGCGACGATCGACGCGAATCGCGAGCTGCAATCGGTCATGGACCGGGGTCGGGAGATTACCGAATCGGTCATCACGCCGGCCGAGCGGCTGCGCGACACCTACGCGGAACTGAACGACCTGCTCAATGCCGGCGCGATCTCGTATGAGACCTATCTGCGCGCGGTCGTCCAGGCGCAGGACGGACTGGCCGAGGTGAGTGAGCAGTTCGACACCGTCCGCGATCAGCTGATGCGCAACACCCAGGACATCTTCGCGGATACGCTGTTCAGTCAGTTCGAAGACGGCCTCGACGGGATGTTCGACGCGTTCAGGGACATGCTGCTCAAGATGGCTGCGCAGGCCGCGGCCGCTCGCCTCACCGAGAAGATCTTCGGCGATATCGGAACGGGCGATGACGCCGGCGGGTTCGCGAAGTTCATCGGCAGTATCTTCGGCGGCGGCCGGGCAACGGGCGGGCCGGTCACTGCCGGCCGGCTATACCGCGTCAACGAGAACGAGCCTGAGTACTTCGTGCCGGGCAGCTCGGGCGCCGTCGTGCCGCTGTCCAAAATGGGCGCGGCGACGGTCATCAACTTCTCGATCCAGGCGCCGCAGGGCAGCGTCTCCCGCGCGACGCAAGCGCAGATCGGATATCAGGTCGAACGGGGCCTGGTGCGCGCGGCGAGGCGAAACGGATGATCACCGCCGACCCGCTGCCCGTATTCCCCACCTGTCCCGCCTTCGGATTTACGGTCGAGCCCGTCATCCTGGCCCGCCACATCATCACCGAGAGCGGCTATGAGCGTTCGGTCAGGCTGTGGGATCAGGCACTCAGGCAGTTCTCGTCGGTGCCGATTGGCGAACGCCTGGAGGCCGACATCGAGCAGATCCTGGCCTTCTGGCTTGCCGTCGGCGGCACCTGGGGCCGGTTCCGCTTTATCGACTATGCGGATTACCGCTCGGCCGATCTGGGCAACGACATCACGGCGCTGGACCAGCCGATCGAGGCCGGGAGCGACGGCAGCTACCAGCTGGTCAAGGACTACAGCTTCGGCACGCTGACCCACCGCCGGACGATCCATCGCCCGCTCGGCAGCACCGTCCTGATCGCTAACGAGGTCGGTGTCGCCCAGGACCCTGACACCTGGACGATTGACGAGGCGACCGGCGAGCTCGTGCCGGAATCCGCCTTCGGCGGCACGCCAACCTTCTGGGGCGGCGAGTTTCATGTGTACGCGCGCTTCTCGTCGGAGCTGCCGATCGAGATCTCGAGCGTGCGAATCCAGGCGACGGCTTTCACCGTCCGCGAAGTGCGCGAGTAGATGCTCGACCTGACGTCGGCGTTCGCGGCGCGACTTGCCGCACGTCAGCTGACACTCACCGTGTGTTGGCGGATCACGAAGTCGAACGGTGAATCGATTCTTGGCACCGCTCACGATCGGGACATTGAGATCCCGGCCGGCGAATACGCCGGGCTCTATCGATCGCACATGGGCATCACCTCGTCCGATGTGGTCAACGATGCGTCGGGCGCGGTTCAGAACCTCGAAGTGGATGGCGCCTTCTTTGCCGTCGTGCCGAACTTCACGGTGGAGGATCTCGAGGCCGGGCTCTACGATCAGGCGCAGGCAACGCTTCTCCTGGTCGACTGGCGCGAACCCGGCGCGGGCCAGAAGGCGCTGGTCGCAGGCACGCTTGGCGAGTTTCGCCGCGACTCCCACGGCTGGTACCGGACGGAGGTCAGAAGCGCTGCCCAGGCCTTGTCGCAGCAGATCGTCCGAACCGCCTCGGAGCGGTGTGACGTGAAGCGCTTCGGCGATGAGCGCTGTCAGTTCGACGTGCTCGCGAAGCGCCGCACCGGCACGGTGTCTGCGGTGGCAAACCGCAAGACCTTCACCGTCGATCTCGACGCTGGCCCCGCGCCGGTGATCGCCTCGTACTACCTCGGCGGAATCCTGCGCTGGACGGCCGGCGACAACGCAGGATTCTTCCGCTCGATCCGCCTGCACAGTGAGCCCACGCTCGACGGCGATCCGCAGTCGCTCGAGGTGACGCTGCAGGACGAAGCGCCGGCCGACGTCGAGATCGGAGACACCGTAACCGTCGACCCCGGCTGCGACCTGCTGCCCATCACCTGCAAGCTGGTGCATGAGAACTTCATTAATTTCCGCGGGGTCGGCACCAACAGCGGCGTTGACACTGCGTATTCCGCCAGGCTCACCCAGGCCACGCTCGATCAGAACCTTGAGGATCTCTTCGATGACCTCGGGTGGGACTGATGACCACGGCCGCCGAGCTCATCGTCGCCGCCCGCGGCTGGCTGGACGTGCCCTGGCACCACCAGGGCCGCTCGCGACTCGGGGTCGATTGCGTTGGGCTGATCGAGTGCGCGCTCGCCGAAACCGTCGGCCTGCCGGAAGGCTACCGGACCCCGCGAAACTACGGACGCACGGCGGTCAATGATGCGCTGCTTGAGCACCTCGAGCACTGGTGCGAACGGTCGGACCCGGCACCCGGCACCGTGGTTGCAATCCGGTACCGCCGCGGTCGCCCGAGCCATATCGGACTACTGACCGGCCCGACGCTGATCCATGCGTATCAGTTGGTAAAGCCCGCGCGGGTGATCGAACAGTCGTGGGGTGAGCCGTGGACCCGCCGCCTTGCCGGCGCCTGGCGGCTCCCCGGGGTTGAGTACGCGTGAGCAACACCGAACAAGCCTTAACAACAATCGCCGGCGGGGTCGTTGGCTTCCTTGTCGCGGGCCCTGGCGGTGCGGCGAAGGGCGCGTTCCAGGGGTCGCTTTACGGTCTATCGGCGGGCCAGCTTCTTTTCCCGGCGCCCTTGCCGGACGGCCCGAGGCTCGACGATTTCGAATCGCTGAACGTCGATCCCGGGGCGCCAATCATGGTCGTGTACGGGCGCGACGCGGTGCCTGGGTTCCCGATCTATCTGGGGCCGGTCGGGGAGCTCGCGACGACGGAGGAGGTTGGCAAGGGCGGTCCGGAACAAACGACCTTCACGTACTTTCAGACCTATGCCGTCGCGCTTTGCGAAGGCATCAAATCGGGCGTCGAGTTTATCTACGAGAACGGCGAGCTGGTCTACGACGTCAGGCCGCAGCGCGGCGATGAGAGCGACACGGATTACGCCGGCCGGGTGGCGATGACCGCCGCGTATGCGGAGACCTTCGTCTTTT